AATGGACTATTCAAATCACGAATTTCACGAGACAATTAAACAAAATTGGTCAGAGAATTTAATACAAAATATTGTTTTGTCGTCTGCTACATTGCCTAAAATGAGTGATTTAACTGAGACCATTCCTGATTTCCTAAATAAATTCAATAAAAGGAATGACGCGAACATATACAATATTGTTAGCCACGACTGTAAAAAATCGATTCCTATTATTAATAAAGACGGTTATGTCGTGCTACCTCACTATTTAAGCGGTGACCACACTGCTATTTTAAAAATTGTCGAACATTGTGAAAATTATTTGACACTGCTACGATATTTCGATTTAAAAGAAGTGGTCGAGTTTATTAGTTATGTGCTAAAAAATAATATGGCTGGTAGGAGGATGGAACTAAGCAGACATTTTGAGTCACTTGACGATATTAATATGACAAACATTAAGATTTATTATATACAATTATTGAAAAGTATTAGTAGCGAGCATTGGACAATCATTTATAATTATTTTACAAGAATCAGAAAACCGAGAATTATGTCGAATGAGACGGTTGACGCAAATGGTGTCAAAATTACTAAAGCAAGAAACGCAGGCGCAACAAGTGTGTTTAGTTCGAATAGTTTGTCTGGTTCATCATTGTCACGTGTAGCGAGCGAACAAAAACCTGTAAAACCTGTCATTCAATTACCGGTTGGAACATCCGGCGCATATATTACTACCAAAGACTCTTATACCTTAACCGACGGACCGACTATATTTATGTCAAACGATATTGAAAAAATCGCCAAGTTTTGTATACAGCAAGCAAACATTCCGTCAGTTGTTATGGATGACATTATGAAAAAGATTGAATATAATAATGTTATTAATCAGAAGCTGGCTGATTTGGAAAGTGTATATGATATTGAAAAGGAGAAAATCGAGTCCACTGTTAAAAATTTGAGCGGTTCTGGTAGCGCAGCTGGAAGAAATAAGTCGACAAAGGATATCCGAAAGTTTAATAGAGAATTTGACGAAGAGTTTTCAGGTAAAAATTTGATGAAGAAAATTACTCAAGAAATAACCGAGTTAAAAGCAATGATTAAAACCGCCACACTAAATGAAATATTTGTTCCTAATAAAAAGGAACACATTGAAAAGTGGACTACACCAAGTTTAGATACTTCGAGATCATTTACGAGCGATATCGATGAAAATACTGTGAACGATATTATGACTCTTAACGGTATAGATGATAGTTGGAAAATATTGTTATTGATGGGAATCGGCGTCTTTATTACTCACGAAAATATTCGATATACTGAGATTATGAAGAAGATGGCGGATGAACAAAAATTATATATGATTATCGCTTCGAGTGATTATATTTACGGAACGAATTATCAGTTTTGTCACGGTTATTTGAGCAAGGATTTGAATTTGACACAGGAAAAAATTATTCAAGGAATGGGACGTATTGGGCGAAATAATATTCAGCAGACCTACTCAGTGCGTTTTAGAGATGACGCACAAATCGCGAAATTATTTACGTCGGATACCGAAAAACCCGAAATCATTAATATGAATAAATTGTTTAATTGTAATAATGTCAAGTATGAAGATAACAAGTATGTCAGGATTGTTGATGAGGATGAGGAAGAAACTGACGATGCTTAAAATAAAAATAAATAAAATTAAATAAAAATAAATAAAATTAAAAATATGAGGTATAAATTTTTTCCTTTGTTATATAAATGAGTTATAATTATGATTCCATACCGACTGATACACGAATTGTTATAGACGATGTTTTAAATTTAAATGATAATAATAAAAATGCTATAGGTAGATTGTGGAAATTATATTTAAGAGTAAATCACGGAGACACAGAATATGCAGAACAAGACTTACAGAATTTTGTGAATGAATTGCATAACCGTAGTCAAGAGTCTATGTTAAATGCTATTAATGAAAAAATAGCTCATATACAGCAAGAAGAAGGTATTACTGCTTTTGGTCTAAAGAAAAGCAAAAAAGGTAAAACTGGTAAGAAAAGAAAAAGGACTACTATGAAAACAAGTAGAAAAAAAAGAAAAAGAAGAAATTAAAGTTTATTTTTAATTAAATGTAAAATTAAATATAAATTATGTTCTGGGTGCCAAAGGGGTAGTTACACCATTTTCATTGGTTGGGCTATCTGGTATAGTTATAAATAACTTAGGTCTAATATAAAATGCCTTGTGTTTAATATTGTCGCCATATTTTTGTCGTAATGTTGTATCTGAGTTTGGGTCTAAGGCTGGCGCCAATTCTGCGTCACGTCCGTTCACATTGTCAAATTGTCCTGCTTCTACTATTTCTATTTTATAGCTATTACTGTTAATACCAAAGTCGTCGCTAAAAGCTTTTGCGGTTATAAATTCGTAAAGCTTCGCTAATGTATAATCCAAATTTATGTGATACACTTTTGTTTTACAAGTATACACTTGCTTAAAATATAATTCTATTGATTCAAATTCACTCATCTTATTTATTAGTTATATACATTTTAACCCTTTGTTATTTTTTAATTCAATTTTATTTAATTTTATGATTTAATTTTTTGATTTAATTTTTTGATTTAATTTTAATATGATTTATTAAATTAATTATTCCTTCGTTAAATTCTGTTTCAATTTTCCAACCTAAATCCTTCACTTTTTGATTACTAATATAATAACGCTTGTCATTAAACGGTCTATCTTGAATATATGTAATCCATTTATCGTAGTCTTCTGTATTAATAATATTTTTAATCAATAATTTTGATATATCAAAAATAGTAAATTCATCATTTTCATCACTTCCAATATTATATATTTCACCGATTTTGCCATTTTTCAAAACCAAATTTAAAGCTGAACATACATCATTTACGTGTAAAAATGCCCGGACGTTTGAACCATCGCCTTGTATTGTTACCGGTTTATTCTTTATTAATAATTCTATAAATAACGGTATCAATTTTTCAGGATATTGATTAGGACCATAAACGTTATTTCCACGCGTAATTATAATCGGCATTTTAAAAGAATGGTAATACGATTTTGCGATCAATTCGGCCGCAGCTTTTGACGCAGCATACGGATTTGTTGGACATAAAATTGACTCCTCGTTCTTTTTTTCTTCGTTTTCTTCTAACATTGACTCACCATAAACTTCATCTGTCGAAATATGAATAAAACGCTCAATATGTCCATAACGTCTACAGCATTCTAATAAAGTATGTGTGCCTACTATATTGTCATTTGTATATTGTAGTGAATCCTCAAAAGAATTCTGGACGTGCGATTGCGCAGCAAAATGAATAACAGTGTCTATTTTGTTATTTTCTAATACATAGCGAACTAAATCAAATGAACATAAATTTCCTTTTACTAATTTATATCTTGACGATTCCCGAATTTCTTCATTGATATTCATTTCGTTCGCACAATAATACATAGCATCATAATTTATAATGTTTATATCTTTGTCCAAGTGAAAAAAATAATTAATAAAATTTGAACCTATGAATCCGCAACCTCCTGTTATCAATAAGTTTTTCATATTTTATTATTATTAAAATTTATTTATGTATTTATTCTTTGTAAATACATTAATTTATTATATCTTTAATTTGTTTCCAATACTTTTATAATAAAAACCATTATATTGAATATCTTTATCAAGAGCTTTTGTTAATGTTTTGTCACTCATTTTTAATTCACGAATACAGTCATATTTACACGTAAATTCATTAACCAAATTGTTATCTAAATCATATTGTCCAACACCGTTTTTGTATAAAAGTGGTTTTCCATATTCTGCTTCAAAATTGTTTATTAAATCTGCTTCGCATTTGTCATATAATGTGTAATATTGATTATTTACTATTGTTCCGTTTTTAACTGGATTGTCTAAGGCTGATGAACTTTCAAACCCATTTTGTTGAGATGCGGTTTTTCTATCTAAATAGACGTTTAAAATTTGACTTTTGTCTATATTTAATTTGGCAATATAACCTAAATTTTGCACTTTGGTTTCCTTTGTTGGTTCTAAAGAATGAATAATATTTGGATCTAAATTTCTCTCTACCAGTTGCCATCTAAACCCACAATAAATTGTATTTTCCTCGACCGCTTTTGCTATACTTGGACGTTTTATATGTTTATTTTCATTCATAGCTTCTGTTACTGATTCATAAACTTTAATTAACTGTATTGTTTCTGGATTAATTTTTTGTAGTCTTGGACCCAAATGTGGAAGTTGTTGGTTAAAACCTGTAACAATTTTGGTTTCTTGAGAATTAAGTTTGTTAAGAATTAGTTGAATAGAGGTTTCGAGAGAACATACTTTATTTGTAAGTAATTTATTAGTATTTACTAATTCTTTTAACAATTCATTGTCATTATTAATTACTTCAATAGGCAGCTTTAGTTTTAAATTTTCAATTTCTAATAATAATTCTCTAACCTTATACTTGTAATTATTAATATTATCATCAATAATTTTTAATAATGTTTGATATGTTAGAGTATTCCCAATTAAAAATAATTCTTTTTCAGATTCATGACCTTGTAGATTGGTTACATTATTTGGTTGAATATTTTGATGCGTATGTAAAAATGTTTCAAATTGGTAACTTTTATCAACTTCAAAACAATTCAATAACAATATATTTGTATGTTTTAATTTACATTCATTATATCTATCTTTAATTCCTTTTGTGCTATGTCCTATTTTAACAATATAAGTTCCGTCATCATTCATTTTTACTTTTATTATGTAAATCATACACCCTATATTTGTATATTCTTTTAATAGAAATTTTTCATTATCTAATTCCTTTTGTTTAATTATTTTTTCTTCCATTGATTTATTTTTATTTTCTAATGTAAGAACTTGTTGTTTTAACTCATCACCCTCTTCTTTTGTAATTTCAAACATTATATTTTCAAGTTTAATAAAATAATCGTGTACTTCATCTGCTTTTTTTGTTCCAGCTTTTAAACAAAATCTTTTAAAAGTTTCAACATTTAACATAAATATTTCTTTATTGTGACCTCCTTTAGTTTGATTTGTTTGCTTTTGTTGTAACAAAAGCGATTTTTTATAATCCTTTTCAATTGTAAATTGTTTTTCCAATAACATTTTTGCATTAACTTTCTGACTAAAACCAAGCCATTGCCATATATTATCTAGATCAATAACAAAATCATTTTTAGAATCATACTTTAAATAACAATAAAAACTGGATAAAAATAGCTGTTGTTCATAATTTGTGAAATTATTCTTAACTTTTTCAACTAATTTGCTTTGATAGTCACCAGAAAATTTGGTAATTGGGTTGTTATCAATAAGGTTTACTATATCTACGCTCATTTTATAAATTATATTATAGTTATATCTCTATATTGTTTATTGCTTTAATAATTAAAAAGGAATAATTAATTATTAAAATATGTAAAAGATAATGTGACGATAAATCGTAACAAGATTTTTAATTGGAATACGCGAGGCCTCCCATACCACTCATAATTCTCAACACGTTGTAATTGGTAGCATAAACACGGACCTTGGCAGTCTTGGTTCCCTCAACGGTGGCGTTGGAGAGGACAAGCTGAAGGGTGGCGTTATCAATTCTGGAGAAGTTGCAAGTTCCCGAGGGTTGGTGTTCCTCAGGGCGGAGAGCAAATGAGTAGACGTTAATACCTTCATCAGGGTTTCTGGTGTGGGCTTGGTAAGGTTGAACCCAAGAGAAGTAAGATCCTTCACGCTCAGAGAAGCGATCTTGGCCGTTAAGTTGGAGCTTAGCGGTGACGACGGGGTTTTGTCCCCAGCAGTGCATATCCAAAGAGGTCTCAGAGAGGACGAAGGTGCCGGCATCAGAGACACCAGAGTTATCCTTGTGACTACCAGAGTCTTGGAGAGAAGCAATGATAGAAGCAGGGAGACCAGCGGTGTTCAAGGGAACAGCATTGCCTCCCATATTTACCTCATTATAAGGATTGGAGGGGCCGTGCCAGTATCCAGTGAAACCATGAGGGATGAAAGAATCCATAGCACCCGCGTCTTGGAAAAGACCACGAGCATCAATGTAAGCACGAGAGTCAGCAGCGATGGCAGCGGGGCCTCCGAAAGCGTGGATAGCATTGGGGAGAGCATCGATGGCATCAGTGTAGTTGAAGGGTTGAGCACCGAGGACCTTGAAGAGGAGAGCATCACAAGTCAAAGACGAGCAGTAGTCAACGTTCTGATCGGGCTGGACAACCCAGATAAGCTCCTTAACGGGGTGGTTAAAGTTGAGCTTGATCTTGTTCGACGAAGAACCAACAGACTCATCACCAGTGAACTGGAGCTGAGTAATAAGGTACTCGTGGGGGTTCTGGGCCATTCTGCGTCTCTCGTCAGTATCCAAGAAGACATAG